CAACCCGGTGATACACCATTTGGGTTCTATGATAACGATGTAGAGTTTCAAGTAGATGCTGATAAGTTTACTACTTTTGCAGCTCGTCGTTTAGGTTATCCTATTGTAGATGTAGAACTTCAAGATCTTAACTTTTATGCTGCTTTTGAAGAAGCTGTTACAGTTTATGGGAATGAAATCTATGCTTATAAAATTAGAGAAAATTATTTAACTCTAGAGGGAGCAGATAGTTCTATTGATATTAACAATGTTATTATTACTCCTAACTTAGGTAGAATTATAGCAATATCAGAACAGTATGGAGTTGAAGCTGGAACCGGTGGTAATGTAGATTGGCATACTGGGTCAATTGCTTTAACTTCCTCAATACAAGACTATAATTTAGAGGAATGGGCTAAAGAAAACATCCCCCATTATAGAAACCATGATATAGAAATTATGAGGGTATTTTACGAAGCACCTCCGGCTATGTTAAGATATTTTGATCCTTATGTAGGATCAGGAATGGGTACTATGGATATGATGGATTCTTTTGGTTGGGGTGGTTATTCTCCAGCAGGGGTAGATTTTATGTTAATGCCTATTAATTATGATTTACAGGTTATACAGCAAATAGAATTTAACGATATGATCAGAAGAGCAAATTACTCTTTTGAAATGCATAATAATCATTTAAGAATATTTCCCATTCCAGATGGTACACCAACTTCTATGAAGTTTGAATATATTTTAAATTCTGAAAGGTCATCAGCATCGTTTGAAGACTCAACCGGGAGAATAAACCAAATATCAGGTGTACCTTATAAAAATCCTCACTATGATGATATTAATTCTGTAGGAAGAAGTTGGATATTTGAGTATGCTTTAGCATTATGTAAAGAAATGTTAGGTTATGTTCGTGGTAAATACCAAACAGTTCCAATTCCAGGAGATACGGTGACATTAAACCAAAATGATTTAATAACAGCCGCAACATCAGAAAAAGAAAGATTAATTGATAGGTTAAGAGCTTATCTAGATGAAACATCAAGAGAAAAATTATTAGAAAGAAGAGCTACAGAAGGTGATTTCTTAGAAAAGGAATTAGCAAAAGTTCCATTTCCAATTTATATAGGATAATATGGCGCTATTCGGATCAGCAAGAGACATAAGTTTATTTAGACACGTTAGTAGAGAACTGATGGCTGATATTATCACCCAACAGTGTTCTTTCTATAAGTATAAATTAGAAGAAACTAAAGTAAATATCTACGGCGAAGCTGCTGAAGAGAAATACTACATGGGTCCTGTATTATTAAACTGTTTAATAGAAAGAGAAAATCAAACATACCCAGAAAGCGATTTAGGTACAGATTTTACTTGGGGTGCTACCTTTAAGTTTTTAAGAGATGATTTATTAAATAAAATGGAGGATTTTAATGAATTTTTTGATCCTACAAACTATCAATATGGAGCTAATTTGGTTCCTGAGGTTGGTGATATTATAATGTATCAAGATGGGTATTATGAAGTAGATAACACGAATGCAAACCAATATTTTATGGGTAAAAACCCAGATTATCCAAATAATGTTAATCCTATTAACCCAGGGCTAGAAGATTTTGGTTCATCCATTTCAATTATTTGTGAAACACATTATGTTCCTGCAGATAAGTTAGGAATTACACAAGAAAGATTATATACTGGAAACAATGGCAGATAAAGGAAAGACCCCAATACCTAAAACTCAAAGAGAAATAAGTATTTCTCAACAACAACCCTACAACCCACCACCAGGTGCTATGGGGTTTGCTGAGACTGGCAATCCTAACCCTGTCTCCACCTTTAATAGGGGTGAGCAAGTATCATTTAGAGATGATACTACTAAACCTTTTAGTTTAGGTTTTAAAGAAATAGATGAAGCTATATCATATTATATGGATAATGTAATTAAACCTACAGTAATTCAGAATGGGGTAGTTCAAAATGTTCCTTTTATTTATGGTTCCCCTGAAAGGTGGAAACAAATTCAGAAAGATGGATATTATAGAGATTTAAAAGGTAAAATAATGTTACCTTTAATTACATTCAAACGTAATAATATTGAAAAAATTAGAAGTGTTACTAATAAATTGGATGCTAATCATCCTAATAATGTAGCTGTTTGGACTAAAAGTTATAGTCAGAAAAATGCTTATGATAATTTCGATATATTAAATAATAGACGACCTGAAAAAGTAAACTATGCCGTAGTTGTTCCAGATTATGTTAATATAACTTATGATTTTATTATATCAACATACTATGTAGAACAATTAAATAAAATAATTGAAGCCATTAACTATGCTTCAGATTCGTATTGGGGGAATCCTGAAAGATTTCAATTTAGAGCTCGAATTGATAGTTTTTCTACTCCTGTTGAAATCCCAGCTAAAGGGGAGCGTGTAGTTAAATCTACATTTTCATTAAAACTTTATGGGTATCTCGTCCCAGACACTATACAAAAGCAATTATCTTCACTTAAGAAGTTTAATAGCAAAACCAAAATTATATTTAATATGGAAACAACTTCAAATTTAGAAGGGATAAATAACACCCCTCCCCAACCTAATCCAAGAACTCAAATTGAAAGTGATAATAATTTTACAAGTTTCACAGAGCCATCTAAATAATACTTAATTTTATAATATTTATAAACAAAACTAGATGGGCATAATATTAAGACAAAATAAAGGCTCTGAATTAACCTTTTCAGAAGTAGATGGCAATTTTCAGTCACTCTACTATTCTAGTTCTGTACAAGGATCAGAATTGTTATTCTTTTTTGCAAGTAGTAGTGTAACGCATAGTCTTGATCTAAACAACATACCAGGATTTTCAGGAATTAATATAGAAGATTCGGGAGTTGTTGTAGAAACAGGGGTTAATAGTTTAAACTTTTTAGGAAGTGGTGTGGCTAGTGTGACATCAACAGGTCCTACTAGTGTTGATATTACTATAGAAGGTGGTGGTAGTGGTGCTGGTTTCCCATTCACAGGGTCTGCACAAGTCTTAGGTGATCTTAGCATTACAGGTAGTAGTTTCTTTGATATAAGCGGTGGTGAAACTTTTTCCATAACCCCCCTACCATTACAAGACAGACCTACTATAGTAACATACAATGTTGGTACTGGAGAACTGGGATATATAGATGTTACTTCTGGTACTTCAGGATTTTCAGGTACATCAGGTACTGTAGGAGAATCAGGCACATCCGGTACATCAGGCACACATGGTACAAGTGGTGAGGATGGCTCTTCAGGTCTAAGTAATTCATCAGGTACGTCAGGTACATCAGGAGAAATTGGTTCTTCAGGTGTTATTGGTTCTTCAGGAGCTAGTTCAACATCCGGTACATCTGGAATTGGTTCTTCAGGAACCTCGGGTGCTACAGGTTCTTCAGGCTCAAGTGGTACTACTGGTACTTCAGGTTCAACAGGTACATCAGGTACTTCAGGAGATTCAGGTTCAAACGGTAATGCTGCTGAATCAGGTTTAAGTAATACTAGCGGAACTAACGGGTCTTCTGGTGTAGATGGCACATCTGGTGAAGCTGGTTCGTCTGGCGATTCAAACACAAGTGGTACGGCGGGTAGCACAGGTACTTCGGGTACTAGTGGTGAAGTAGGCTCAAGTGGAAATTCAGCAGAATCAGGTTTAAGTAATACAACAGGTACATCAGGTACTTCAGGAGAAGATGGAACTTCAGGTGAAGCAGGTTCTTCAGGTTTAAGTAATACAAATGGTACTTCAGGTACCTCAGGAGAAAGTAATACAACAGGTACATCAGGTACTTCAGGGGATTCAGGTTCAAACGGAAATGCTGGTGGATCCGGTCTTTCAAATACATCGGGTACAGCAGGTACAAGTGGTGAAGACGGCACATCTGGTGAAGCAGGTTCGTCTGGCGATTCAAACACAAGCGGTACGGCAGGTAGCGCTGGTACATCTGGTACAAGTGGAGAAATAGGTTCAAGCGGTAATGCTGCTGAATCAGGTTTAAGTAATACCTCAGGTACAGCAGGTACTTCAGGAGAAGATGGAACTTCAGGTGAAGCAGGTTCTTCAGGTTTAAGTAATACAACAGGTACTTCAGGTACCAGTGGTGATAGTGCTACAACAGGTACATCAGGAACTTCAGGAGACGCAGGTTCAAACGGAAATGCTGGTGAATCAGGTTTAAGTAATACATCAGGTACAGCAGGTACAAGTGGTGTAGATGGTACATCTGGAGAAGCAGGTTCTTCAGGAGACAGTGCTTCATCAGGGACAAACGGATCTTCAGGAGATAGCTCATCAAGCGGTACTTCAGGTTCATCAGGTGATAGTTCATCTTCAGGAACAAACGGATCTTCAGGTGATAGTTCATCTACCGGTACTTCAGGTTCATCAGGAGCAAGTGCTTCAACAGGTACATCTGGTACATCCGGAGATTCAGGTTCAAACGGTAATGCCGGAGAGTCAGGATTATCAAATACTTCAGGAACAAATGGTTCTTCAGGTATAGATGGAACTTCAGGTGAGGCAGGTTCTTCAGGAGACAGTGCTTCAAGTGGAACAAATGGTTCAAGCGGAAATAGTTCATCAAGTGGTACTTCAGGTACAAGTGGTGATAGTTCATCATCAGGAACAAATGGTTCGAGTGGTGATAGTTCATCATCAGGAACAAATGGTTCTTCAGGAGCAAGTTCATCAACGGGTACATCTGGTACTTCAGGAGATTCAGGTTCAAATGGAAATGCAGGAGAATCAGGTTTAAGTAATACATCAGGAACAAACGGATCCTCAGGTATAGACGGAACATCAGGT